CTGCCGAATACGAGAGGCTGCCGTGAAACACCGAACGGATTATTTTAAAAAAAAGAAAGGAAACAGTTTAGTGTCGAAAAAAAGAACATTTAAGGAGCTTTTGCAGCTGCTTCCGCAAAAGGAACAGCCCGAAGACAAAGCCGAAAAGGAAGCAGCGGAACCTGCACTTCAAGGAAACGAAGCCGAAAATGCTGCCGCTGCCGTGCAGCATGAAAACGCATATGCAAAACTCGGCAAAGCTTTTATAAACAGGCTGCATCTGCCGAACGAACTCATTGCGAATGCAGCGGAAGTCGAAAGCATTGTGAACAGGATAATCTCCGTTTGGGAGAAAGTCGAAGCAAAAACCGCTGATTCTGCCGCCGAAGAAAATGCGGAGGAATCTTTTGAAGACGCTGCGGATGCAAATGCCGAACGTCTGCCGCTTCCTCTCGCAGGCGGCCTTGCGCAGGCACCGGAAGCGGATTATGAAACCATGAGCGCGGAGCAGTTCCGAACACTCCGAAAGCAGCTCAAGCGCGCCGCCATGGACGGGCGCAGAATACGACTTTGAGCGCGGATAAAAGCCGAGCAAAACAGATTTATTAAAGAAAGGAAAACAAAATGAACAAAACCACCATCAACACCACCGCAACCGCAGCCGTGAACGCTAAGTTCCCTGCGAAATATTATGACAGGCAGCTTCTTGAAAGCGCAAAGACGCGATTTGTCCATGCGGAATTCGGACAGAAACGCCCCATTCCCCGCAACAGCGGAAAATACGTAAACTTCCGCCGTTGGAACCTTTTCGACCCCGAAACCGCAATATCCGGCCTTGTTGAAGGCGAAACTCCCACCGGGCAGACACTTTCACAGACGGATGTTGAGGCGGAAGTTAAGCAATACGGTGCATATGTTGAAGTCAGTGACCTGCTCGACCTTACGGCATATGACGAAGTTATCAATGATTCCGCCGAGCTTCTCGGCGAACAGCTTGGCACGGTTGTGGAGTGGATCACACGCGATGCAATGTGTGCAGGCAGCAACGTTCAATATGCCGGCGGCAAAACAGGCAGAAATGCCCTGACGAGCGAAGACAGGCTGACGACGACCGAAATTCGAAAAGCGGTGCGAACGCTGAAAAAGAACAAAGCGCGCCCCTTCTGTGAAGGCGGCAGGCAGCCGCATTTCATCTGCATCTGCTCGCCGGAGGCCACATATGACCTTCAGAACGATGAGATGTGGAAAAACGTTTCGACTTACAGCAATTCCGAAGCTATCTACAGCGGAGAAATCGGAAGATTGTTCGGTGTTGTGTTTGTTGAAAGCACTGAGGCCAAAGTATTTTCTCAGAGCGTTCACAATGCCGTTAAAGCGGCTACGACCTCATCAAAAACCTTTGTGCTTAAAAACACGCCCACCGAAGCGGAGAAAGAATATCTCTCCGTCGGCGGCAACACCATCCATATCGGTAGCAATGAATACACGCTGGATTCCGAAACCCCGTATGATGCGGATACAAATACCGTTAAGCTGACCGAAGCCGCCACACTGACCGCAAACAGCATCGTTTGGAGCGATGATGCGGCAAAGTCCGACAACGGGAACCGTGCGGCTGATGTTCACTGCACGCTGGTATTCGGCAAGGACGCTTACGGCGTTGTTGACCTTGAGGGCAGGGGGGCGGTTCAGCTGATCGTAAAACCGCACGGGAGCAGCGGCACTGCGGATCCGCTCGATCAGCGCGCAACAGTCGGTGCAAAGGTTGCCGCATATGCGGCGGTCATTCTGAACGACCTGTGGCTTGTCCGCATTGAGCATACCGTTTCCTGAAACAAAACAAACGGTATCAACGATATATTTTGATTGTATCAGCCGATACCGCGGGGTTTTCGAACACAAGCCGAAAATATTGCCGGCTCCGTGTTCGGAAATCCCTTTCCACCGTTTTTTACCTTCAATACAGAATTAACAGCAAAAAAGAAAGGAACGAAATAACAGGTATGGTAAATCAATTGACGGGAAAACGCCGCAGAAAAGCATTGAACGATATCGTGCCGATTAACACCGCCGCTTCGACCGCAGTTTTCGGAGATTCGGCACCCGAACCGCGGGGAATGAAGCTTGCAGCCGTTCGACCGCGACAAAAAAGCACGGCAGGTTTGCGCGGAATTGCCGCCGCCAAACCCAATACCGCAGAAGCAGCTCGGGCGGCAGGCATTTTTCACCCGCAGAAAGGCACGGCAGGTTTGATTCATTTGAGCGGCGCAGATACGGGAAATCACCCGAACGGAGCAAACAGCCCGAATTCCGTCGGCATTAATGCCGTCGGCGGAAATGCTGTCGGCAATTCCGATAATTCAAGCGGATCCGACGAGGGAAACGAAAACAGCGGAACCGGCAGCAGCTCCGGCAGTTTTGAAGACTATTACACGCGTCTGCTTGAAACACTTCACGGTTACGGGGTTGCACTGACTCTTCCGACGCTTGAAGAGCTTTACTCTCAACTTGAACAATTTCTGCGCCCTGCCGTGGATTCCGCAATCGACAACCGACGGGAACACGGCGAAACGACGCTTGCGGAATTGGATGCGGACGCATACTCTCGCGGGATGGGCGGTTCAACCTACCTTTCCGGAATGAAGCGGCGCGAATACGATGCTGTTGCGGCCGATATTGCAATGCTTGAGGCCAATTATAATGCTCAGTTTGCAAAATATCTTTATGAAGCAACGCAGGAGCTTGCGGGCATTCAGCAGAGTTTTGCCGAAATGCAGCTTCGGCACAGGCAGGACATGCAAAAGCTCCGCGCACAACAGGCAGGAAGAGGTTCCGGAAACGGAAAAAGCGGCGGACAAGGCGGAAACGGGAACGGAAAGGGCAAGAGCGGCAGCTCCGGCGGCGGCAGTTATCCCGAAGGAAGCGGAAAGTACTATAACTATTATTGTGCATATCTTTCCCATCTTTCCGCGCAGAATCTCGATAATGTTTTCTTCAGCAATTCTTCCGAATGGACGGCAATAAGAGAACAGATGCGGCAAAGGCTCGGAAACGAGCTGTACGAGCTGATTATGAACCGCTTTGTTCCGCAAGGCAAATGAGAGGAGGATTCAATGAGCGAAACAAGTTTTATCAAGCGATTTGATATCACTCTTGACCTTAAACAGCCGGGCTGCGGCGGCGATTTCAGTGTTGTGGACGGGGACACGGGCAATGTTGTTTATCTTGCGCTGACCGATGCGGGCATTCCCGTTTCGGTTGAAGGGCGGCGAATAATCGCAGCTTTTTCAAATTCACGCGGCAAATACATGCAGGACAGCGCAGAGAGCGGCGGCGGTATAAGCATATCGGATGACAAAGTTAAGCTTCAGCTCCGCCCGCAGTCATTTGCACCCGGCATTGTGGAATGCGAACTTCAGATCTACAGCGGCGGAACCGAAAATTCCGCAGCGGGAGCAACTGTTTATGACAGTCTTGTTACAACCGCAAAATTCAATTTTTCTTGCCGCAGCGCGATTTACGATGCTTCAACTATCGAAAGCGAACCCGCCGCACCTCCGCTTTCCGCAGTTCTTTCCGCAATCGGAATTGCAGAGGGGGAACGCGCTAAGAGCGAAACCGCGCGAAATTCCGCCGAAGCCGAACGCGCGGCAGCGGAAAAAAGCAGAGCAGCCTCCGAAAAAGGGCGAATACTGGCCGAAACACCCAGGGTGAATGCCGAAAACAGCCGAAAAACCGCCGAAGCAGAAAGGGCGCGGGCAGAAACGACCCGCGAAACGAACGAAACCGCGCGTAAGCAAAATGAAGCCTTGCGCCTTTCCGCCGAAAACAACCGAGCCGCAGCCGAAACCAATCGCGCAAAAGCCGAAGCGAAACGCAGCGAGGCGGAGAACAATCGCATTGCAAACGAAAACGCACGGAAAGCAGCGGAACTTGAACGTTCGGCAGCGGAAACGGAGCGCGCAGCAGCAGAAACGGAACGAAGCAGAATCTTTCGGGGGGAAGTCGAACTTCCGACCGCTGCAACGCCGAACGATGACCCGGTTGATTTTGCGGTTGAAAGCGGCTGGTACTTTTATAAAGGAGGCATACTCGTTGTTTCCGCCGCGCTCTCCGGCAGCGCAGGCAGCGAATACGGAACGATCGATCAGGCTGCACTCTTGACCGACGGCACAATAATTCACCGCACCTGCACCGTTTCGGCAGGTGCCAAAAACTGGAGCGCATGGGCTTAATTCAACAGAATAAAACAATAAAAAGAAAGGAACCAAATCATGAAGAATGCAATCGATTTTGTACGCTTTTCACTTTCTCACGCAAAGCGCGAAACAATCCCCGCGGGAGCGCAGATTCCGCTTGACATTGAGGAATGCGGAACCTCTCCGTGGGAGTATCTGTTCGGAACAACGGGAAACATCGTTACTCAGGATCTGCTTAACAGACGTTTTTCGGAATATTACAGCAAACGCGGCTGGACCCGTGAAAGGTTCGACCGCGCAACCGAAAACTGGGCCGCACGCCGAGTGACGGTTTGCGACTGTCAGGGACTTTTGGATGTTTTTGTCGGAGTTGATGTCAACGCGCATTACTGCTATGCCGCATGGTGTACCGAAAAAGGCGAAATTTCGGGCATCGGCAGACCATACGTTTTGGGCGAGGCTGTGTTCATTCAGGGAAGCAGCGAAAGAATGACCCATGTGGGCTATGTTTGCGGCTTTTTGAACGGTGAACCGTTGATCGTTGAAGCACGCGGTCTGAATTTCGGCGTTTGCGTTACGAAATTTTCGGACAGGCCGTGGACACACCGCGGACTTGTTTCGAAACAGCTGATTTACACCGAAAACTGCTATGATGAGCAGATCATTCTGACCGTTCGCAGACCGATGATACAGGGCGATGCCATAAAACATTTGCAGACGGCACTGAACGCATTGGGGTACTATTGCGGCAGCGTTGACGGCAAATGCGGCAAACTTACCATGAGCGGCGTGAATGAATTTGTTGAAATGCACAGTCTTTATGCGGGCAACCCCTGCTCCGACCCGGGAGCGGCATGAAGCAATTTCGGATTCACAAATGATGCCGAATCTGGCGGCACGAGAATGCGGAGCATCAAAACCGCATTAAATTCAGCAAAAGAAAGGACGTGAGATAAAATTGCAGGAGTTTTTCACATGGAATTCATTGCTCACAAGTTCGGGCGCAACGGTTGCAACCTCGGTTGTTACCCAGCTGATTAAGGAAGCACCGCTGCTGAAAAAAATACCGACAAGGCTTTTAAGCTTCGGCATTGCGCTTTGCATACTGATGCTTGCACTCATTTTTGACAAGTCACTGTCACTCGGCACGGCGGCAATATCCGTTATTAACGCTGCTGTTGTGGCACTTGCGGCAAACGGCATGTTTGACGCCGTATCGAGCGGAATGGGCAAACCGGGTTCCGGACAAAGCGGAGATTCCGAATCCGCCGAGCCCAATCTTCCCGACATTGCCGACAATTCCGACGGCAGCACCGCTGACACGGATGTATCAGATGTGCATGTCAACGCTTCTGCCGCCGCCGAGCCTTCTGCGGAGGCACACGAACTTTACGACAGCTGCGGACGTTGCTCAAAAAGCTGCCTTGAGAGTGGTGAAAACTTCAACTGTTCGGAAGATTTTTCGGATTTTGCGGATTTAGGCCTTTGAACGGGTTTTCGAATCCTCTCGATTCAGCGTAAGAATGCCTATCACGGCGGCGGCAAGCACAAGAATCACGCCGCAGCCCTTCAGCAGCCCCATCGCCTCACCGAAGACCGCCATGCTTGTGAGCGAGGCGAATGCGGGCTCAAGGGTATTCAAGGCGGAGGCGCTGACCGAGCCGAGCAGTTTTATGCCCGCAAGCAGCAGACGCAGACCGACAACATAACCGAGGAATGCTTCAAAAAACAGAATTATCCACATTACGCTGTCTGCCGGGAGGCAGAACCTTCCGAGGATGAGCGCTGCCGCAAGACTCCACAGGCAGGCGGAAGCGGTTATATAGAAGTTTGAAACAGGCGTTTCAAGCGAAGCGTACGCACTTTCGCGGCCCGCAATAAAATACACTGCGTACACAACGCCGGAGAGCAGCGCAATCAGCACACCGCCGACATTCACACTGCCGCTGAACGAAGCATTTGAAATGAGCGCGATGCCTGCAAGTGCAAGCAGCGGCGAGATAAATTTCACGGCGGTTATGCGCTCCTTTTTTGAAACGAGCGTGATCAACATTACAAACACGGGATAGGTAAAGTTCAGGACTATCGTCATTCCCGCAGGTATGCGCAGATAGGCATAAGTGATGAGCAAAAGCGTTCCGGCAAGTGCACCGCCGCCGAAAGCGGCAAGCTGAACAAGCTGTTTCCCGCTGACGTCAAGACGCTTTTTCCCGATAAGGCAATTAAAAAGCGAAAGCAGGCTTGCAATGCCCATGCTGTACAGCACAACGCATTCATTCGTCATTTCGCGTGAGGCGTCCGCAATCAGAAAATCTGCGCCTCCGCGCGGAAACAGTCGGGCTACGAACGATGCGGGCAGTCCGCCGTTCAGTGCGGCATTGGACAAAATAGGGGTTATTCCGTAGCATGCGGAAGCGAGCACGACGCAAAGCACGCCGAGAATATGTTTACGTTTCATTTTCAATGTAAACCGACCGAATACGCCGCTTTCCGCGTTTCGGCCGCCTTTCGATAAAGTTAAAAGCCGCAGACTGCCCGAAGCGTACAGCCCGACGATTTTGATTATATGGTACATCAACGTTCGGAAATTTTCAACCTTTTTAAGCAATGCTGTCCGCACGGCAATCCGCGCACCGGCGGCAGGCTCGGCGGCAGCTTTGTTTTCCGAAAACCCAAATCGATTGTTAATATTCAAAAAGCAAGGAGAAAAACAAATGGAAAACACAAAAAACGGGACCAAGCCCGCAGACTGCCGCCGAAAAAACGCGGCAGCGGAAACAATAATCATTGAACAAAACGGCACAAACTCCCCGTGGGTCGGCTGCATCAACTCCGTGAACTACAGAATTGAACGCGGCGTCCCCGTTGAAGTTCCCGCCGCCGTTGCGGCTGTT